GCGCCCTCGCCCAGCGCATAGCTGGTATACACGGTGGACCCGTCCTCCCCCTGCTCGGTGGGCATCCCGTCGTCGGTGATCACCAGCTTGCCGTTCCAGGTGTAGAGGGTCAGGTCACGGGTGACGCCCTCCTTGTCGGTGTACTTCAGCGCCGTCAGGAGGTTCAGGTTCTCCAGGTTGGTGGCCACGGCGGAGTGCATGAAGATCATGGTGAACTTCTTCTTGCGGTCCCCACACGCCTGGGCGGTGGCGCTGTTGAGGGTGGTGGCCTCCATGGGGCCGTCCACGGTGAAGGTATGCTTCTTGACGAACTCCACGCCCTTGGCGCTGGTCATGGAGAACACGCCCCGGAGGACCGCCAGGAGGGTGTCCTGGTCCACGTCCTGCCAGTATTCCGCCACCTGAGCGGCCACATTGTCCATGAAGTCGATCCCGCCGGTGATGTCGTGGGAGAAATCCTTCTCCACCCACGCCTTGGCCCGGCCAACGACCACCACGCCCTGCTCGAAGGTCTTGGTGCTGGTGGCGGTGATGTCGGTCTTGCCATCATAGTTCACAGCGTCGCCGTCCAGCAGGCCCCGCATAGCGATCCGGGCGTAGCCGGTGCCGTCCTGGGTGGTGAACACAGAGCGGATATCCGGGTTTCCGGCCAGGATGCGGGACTTCCGCATCTCGTTGAGGCGGGTCCGGGGGATACGGTCCGCCCGGTACTTGAACGCCTGGGGGTTGAAGCTCTTTGCATCGAATTTCGCATTAGGCATTGTTCATCGTCCTTTCTCATTTCTGGGTCTTGGATTTAGACCCGCGTTTGGGCTTGTCGTCGGCCACAAGGGCCTCCGTGTTGGGTTTCACAACCGCCCCAGGGGTAGACGTACCCTCGGAAGTGTCAGGGGCATCGTGGGCCTCCTGAGCGGCCTTGTCGGGGTCCTCCTGCTGCACGACGCTGCCGGGGTTCTCCGCCTCAGTTTTGACAAGCCGGGCAAAGACCTCCATGGTAATGGCCTCCGCCATCTCGTCGAAGCTGGGGACGTTCTCCGCCATGAACTGCACAATACCCTCCTGGGTACGGGGCAGTTCGGCGGCGGGGTGGCCGGTCAACCGGCTGGCCAGGTTTCGCAGCGCGTCCTCAAAGGACACGCTTTTGGGGGTTACGACGTTTTTACTCATAGCGCACCTCTCAGTCCAGCTTGGCGTCGGGGTTGGCGGCCAGGTACTCGGCCAGCTCGGCGTAGGACATCTCGGAGGGCTTCTTGCTGCCCGCAGGCTTGCCGCCCTCGCCGCCCTCGCCGGGCTTCCAGCCCTCCCGCTGTACGGAACCGAACATGAAGTCGGTGGACGTGTCCTTTTTCATCGCCTCGATCCGGGCAGCCAGGGTGACGCTCTCGCCGTTCACCTTGCCGGTAACCTTGCCGTCCACCACCTTAGCACCCGCCAGGAAGTCGGCCAGAATGGCCCGCACTGCGGTGTTGTTCTTGGACCCGGCGGCGGTCAGCTCGGCGTCCACAGCGGCCACGAGCTTCACCTGGGCCAGCTCCTTCTCATGGGCGGCCTTGTCGGTCTTGGCCTGCTCCTCCAGCTCCCCGATCTTCTTGGTCAGGGCCTCGTTGTCGCCGGTGAGCTTTTTCAGATCGGCCAGTGACGCCGCGTGGGTCTTGGCTTGCGTCTCCAGCTGGCCCACCTGGGTTTCCAGTTCGGTCACACGGGTATTCTTCGCGTTGAAGTCGGAGCGGGAAACGAACCGCTCCCCCAGGGCGGCGCTGACCTTGGCATCCAGCTCCTCGGTGTAGGTATCCCCCAGGATATCTTTGATCCACTGCAATTTCATGTTTGGCTCCTTTCTGCTGCCGTCCTTTTTATCGGGCCTGTCCCCGTATGGCAGCGGCCCCTTTTTTATCCGCCGGGCCAGCGGTAGTTTTGGGTATGAAAAAAGCACCGTGCGCCTGCACGATGCTTCAATCATCAGTATACGTTGTCCGGGTCATACTCCAGCTCCGGCCACAGTTCCGGGAGCGGCTTGCCGCTTCGGAGGTCCTGAAGAACCTGGGCGGCGTCCGCCCCCTCTGGGGGAATATAGGCGGCCTCGCCGTCCTCCTGTTCATACACCAGGCCGCCGCCCGGCTCCCCGCCGTAGAAATCGCCGCCATGCTGGGCCGTGTAAACGGCGGCGGCAGCTGTCAATCTCTCGTCCGCTCTAAAATCTTGGTATTGCATCAAATCACCCCATTCAACAGGTTTTCAAATTCGGTCAGGGCGCTAGGAAAATACTTCTGCATCAGGGCATACCGGGCTGGGTTGAACTGCGCCTCGTACATATGAGCAAACGCCTCCAGCTCCAGCGCCCCGTAGCCCTTCCAGTATTTTGTGGGATGGCCCCAGTTACCACGGGCCTTGTTGCGGGACAGCCCGCCCATCAGGTCAGAAATGGCGCTGTATAGGTCCGGCGTGACCTCCTTGGAGATCACCGAATAGGCCGCCGTCTTTGTGATTTTCTGTGATTTCATAATGCCTTTGATATAGGCGTCGAAGTCCGCCCGTAGCGCCACTCCAAAGGCCGGTGTACTGAGGGAGGTCCAGCCGGTCCCCGGTGCTGCCATGAAGTCGATAAAATGGCCGTGTTCGTGGAAGAATGTGGCCCCGGCTCCCCGGACGTTGCTCAGGTCGTCGGCAAAGTTCATATACACTTTCTGCTTCAGGGAGCTGAAATAGGCTGTCCCGCTGTGCGCCCCATCCGCCACAGAACCAGCCGGGACGTGCTTTGCAAAGGCGCTTTGTCCTGCCTGGGTGCCGGTAGCGAAGCGGGCTTCCAAAGCGTCGCCATAGTCCTGGGTCATGCCGGGCATACCCCGGACGGCGGTAGAAAAATGCTGTTGTTCCGGGGTGGGTGCTGGTATTGTACCACCGGCCTGGGGTGGTGTCAAACCTAGTCCCGCCCCCTGCACGAACTTCTGACGCCACTCGTCGAAGCCCATATCGGCGGGGACCTTGGCGGT